TCAAGGAGTTAGGTGACGTTCTGTTCTACACGACAGCCTTGGCTAACTACTTCTACAGTAACCTGCCAGAGGTCATGGAAGTAAATATGGATAAGTTAAACGACAGAGCAAGACGTGGTGTGATTAAGGGGTCAGGGGATAACCGATGAAGAAGAGATGGGTAAACAATATATTCGTAAGGTTCATGCGATACTGTGTGATGTGGTCAGAGCATCGACAGGCAATCAAGATACTGAACCAACTGTCCGATAGGGAACTAAAGGACATTGGAATTAGCCGAGAAGACATTGACCGTATGGTCTGGCTAGAAGAAGATAAAACAATGCGAGGACGCGGCGAATGAGCAATACACTACCAACAGACTACCAGTCTTTCATCCACAAGTCACGTTATGCACGATGGCTAGACAAAGAGGGACGCCGTGAGACATGGGAAGAAACTGTATCCCGTTACATGGAGAACATCGTAAAGCCTGTGGCAGGGGACGACAGTTACATCCGTCAGATTGAGCAAGCTATCCTATCGCTTGACGTGATGCCATCCATGCGCTCTCTTATGACCGCTGGCCCAGCAGCCCTCCGTGACAATACTGCCATGTATAACTGTAGCTACCTTGCAGCTAAGAACATCAAGAGCTTCGATCAAGCTATGTTCATCTTGCTGTGTGGTACAGGTGTAGGGTTCTCAGTTGAGCGACAGTACATCAACAAGCTACCAGAGGTTCCAGATGCCTTGTTCAACAGCGACACTACAATCGTTGTCAAGGATAGCAAAGAGGGCTGGGCTAAGGCTCTACGTCAGTTAATTGCACTGCTGTACAGCGGTGAGGTTCCTAAGTGGGATGTATCTAAAGTACGCCCAGCGGGTGCTAGACTAAAGACCTTCGGTGGTCGTGCTAGTGGCCCAGCGCCTCTGATAGACTTGTTTAACTTTGTCGTTCATACTTTCAAGGGTGCTACAGGTCGTAAGCTATCCTCCATCGAATGTCACGACATCATGTGTAAGATCGGTGAGGTGGTCGTCGTAGGTGGAGTTCGTCGTTCAGCTATGATCTCCCTGAGTAACCTAAGTGATGATCGTATGCGTCACGCTAAGTCAGGTGCATGGTGGGAGAACAACCCACAACGAGCTTTGGCTAACAATTCTGTATCGTACACTGAGAAGCCCGACAGCATCTCGTTTATGCGTGAGTGGCAAGCCCTAGTGGAAAGCGGCAGTGGTGAACGTGGTATCTTCAACCGTCAGGCTGCTAAGGTACAAGCTGGTAAGAACGGACGCCGTGACGTAGATCAAGACTTTGGGACTAACCCGTGCAGCGAAATCATCTTGCGTGATTCTCAGTTTTGCAACCTAACGGAGTGCGTTATCCGTGCGACTGATACATTAGAAGACCTAGAACGTAAGGTAAAACTTGCTACCATCTTGGGTACAATTCAAAGTACCTACACGCACTTCCCGTACCTCAGTAAGGAGTGGAAGGACAACACAGAAGAAGAACGCTTGTTGGGGGTGAGCCTCACAGGTATTATGGACAATCCGTTAACGACATCAAAGAATGGTGGGTTAGCTAAAACACTGGAGCATCTTAAGAATGTCGCTATCAATACTAATGCTGAATGGGCCGAGCGCCTTGGTATCCCTGTTGCTACTGCTATCACTTGTGTCAAACCTAGTGGCACTGTCTCCCAACTCGTTGATTCTGCTAGTGGNATACACGCTCGTCACAGCCCTTATTACATCCGCACGGTGCGTGGAGACATTAAAGACCCGCTGACTAACTTTCTAAAGGACCGTGGCATACCAAATGAACCTTGTGTTATGAAGCCAGATACCACTGTGGTGTTTAGCTTTCCTATGAAGTCTCCTGACAACGCTGTGACAACATCTGACATGACTGCTATCGAACAGTTAGAGATGTGGTTAGCCTACCAGCGTTCATGGTGTGAGCATAAGCCCTCCGTGACAATTAACGTGAGGTCTGATGAGTGGTTTGAGGTTGGGGCTTTTGTCTACAAGCACTTTGATGAGATGTCAGGTGTGTCGTTCCTCCCGTATAACGAACACACATACCAACAAGCACCGTATCAAGAGTGTGGTAAATCTGACTACGAGCAGTTGAAGTCTATTATGCCATCTTCGCTTAACTGGGATGAACTTGCAGAGTACGAGCAAGAGGATAACACGGCAGGTAGCCAGACATTGGCTTGCTCTGGAGATAGTTGTGAGATCGTAGACCTAGTGTAACCAAAGCACCTGAGCAAGTGTATAAACTGCTTACTAGGAGAACCCATGTACACCATCATAACCCGTGAACAATGTAATTTCTGTGATGCAGCCAAGGCTTTACTCAAGGGNAGTGGCTACCCTTACAAAGAGTACAACGTACATTCCCAAAGCTCAAGGTGGGTATTAACCCTGATTAAGAAAGCTAACATGACCACAGTACCCCAGATATTCACCCCTAGTGGAAATTATGTTGGTGGCTACACAGAACTAAAGGAACTACTGGAAAAGGAAAAACGCTAATGGACGACTTCCCTGAGAAGCCCACTAGATCAAGACGGAAGACCAACTACAAGGGGGCCGACAAAAAGTCTACCTCTGGTCTTGTCGCTAAGACTACAAAGCAGAAGGCTCTGATAGAAGCCCTACAGGGGAATAAGCAGGTGTTTATCCTTGGCCCTGCTGGTACTGGTAAGACATATGTTACAGCAACGTATGCCTCTGATCTGTACATCACAAAGCAGATAGACAAGATCGTTATCACACGTCCTCATGTGGCTGTAGGTAAGGAGCTTGGGTTCTTGAAGGGAGACCTAAATGAGAAGACTATGCCTTGGGCTTTGCCTGTCTTGGATGTTCTGGAGAAGCACCTTGGTAAGGGGACAGTGGAAACAGGGATCAAGAATGGCAACATTGAGATGGCACCTCTTGCACTCATGCGTGGGCGTAGCTTCGATAATGCCTTCATAATTGTCGATGAAACACAGAACATCACACTACATGAACTTAAGATGGTTCTAACCCGTGTGGGAGAGGGTACGACAATCGTTCTCAATGGTGACGTTATGCAGAGTGACCTAAAGGAAGCTGACGGGTTATCAAAGGTTATCCACTTAGCGAAGAAGCATATGTTACCTGTGCCAGTCATTGAGTTTGGGGTTGAGGACATTGTAAGATCAGGTATCACAGCAATGTGGGTTAAGACGTTCATGGAGGAGGGTATCTAATGACGTTATTTGAGGGGTTGATGCTGTTAAACAGTTTAGTTCTACTGTGGGTGACTTACACTATAGGTAAGATAAAGATTGACGTAGAGACGTTATACCAAGGTCTAGCTGCTGTTATGGGAGACCTAGACTAGAATCAAAAAAGCCGTAGGCGTCCTTGAGTGGATACCTACGGCTTTTTTGTGTCTTGTATTTAGGTTTACTTACCGAAGAACTTCGATACCGACCTCATTCCTATGCTGGCACTCACGATACCTCCGAGGGAATATTGATACCACTTTGGCATACCATCAAGTGAAGCAAACCCAGCTTGTACTATCGCATTACCCCAGTCACCACAGAAGGCTAGTATCAGGGGGATAGAGAACAGGAGTGTGATCCACTCGTCTTTCCATGAGTTTTGTGTTGCACGGATAGCTTCTATGTCCCAGTCAATCTCACCAGTTAACTGCTTCTTCTTAATCTCAGCTTCTGTAAGTTTAAGCTGTGTCTTGCTGTCGATGATACTAGCAGCTAGTCCACCGATGGAACTTATGATTTGACCTATCATTTGCTATATTTCTCCTCGTGTACAACTTTAGTGGGTGTAACTGTAGTCTTAGACTCCTTGCCCATCCAGATGCCGAAACAACCTGTTAAAGCTCCCATACAGACCGATACAAGACCACTCTGGGCTACACTGGGGTCAGGTAACGACATAAACCAATGCACAGCTTGATACGTCAGTACAGTGACCGCCAGCATCATTAGCCTTGGTAGAACTTTCCAATCATCAAGTATTGTCATCACCACTTCCCTTGTTTCTTACCGAGGAAATAAATCCCCAAGCCGAGGATACCAATTCCTGATACCACCACCAGTATGCCCAAAGTCCACTCCAGAATAGTCTGCTTGATCTCCGCTTTACGATACAGAGTTGCCTGACGATCCTTACGAACTTGGGCTTCAATCTTAAGAAGCTCGTCCCAAGCCGACTGACCATAGGCAAACTGAATATACTGCTTAATTTCAGCACGAAGAGCCTCCGCTTGTTTCTTCTTAGCAAAGATGTCCATTGCACTAGGGCCACTACTGCCGAATAAGATAGCATACCAAGGCTGATCCTCAGCCCTCCTATGTGCAAAGTTAATGTCAGAGATAGCCCCAGCGAACTTAGCTAGATCACTGGAGATACCACCGATGTCCTTACCTAGCTGTATCCCACGTTTAATGGCTGATACGGCTGTCTGAGCGGCAGCAAATGCTGTAAAGGGATCAATCATTTGAACTTAACCTCTATAGGACACACATAGCTATGGCTTACCCTGTAAACCCTGTCGTACCAAAGCCCATTCTTCGGGAGACCACAATCGTAATAACAGTATTGGAACAACTGGTTTCCCCCGTCAGTCCAAGCATGTCCGAAGGAAACAAAGGCCAGTACGCATAGCACTATTGACCCCTATTAGCCATAGCCTCTACTGCACTACGAATAGCTTTAATGTTTTCATCAATCCTAGCCATCGACACAGCCTGAGTATTAACAGCAGACTCAAGCCTTGTGATCCTAGATTGTGTTTCTAAGATGTCGTCACGGTTACTTTCGATGTCCGACATCATCATTGATACAGTCCATACTATAGCTGCACCTTGAGTAATGAGACCTAAGATTAACCCTATTGATAAATTATTGTTAATCATCTCTTTGCTCATGGGTACGTCTTTCGGTCAAGTTCGAAGTGAGGTGCATCGTAGAAACTCTTCCAGTCACCACCCCATACGATAGGAATTTCGAGTTCTTCTGCTGCTTCTTTCATAGCTTCCGCCATAAGCTCAAAGCGTTCTAGGTCTTCCCAATCGACAGGATAAGGAACCATGTCTACAGCATGACCTGTGATGTGTCGTGAGTTCAAGGTAGTTGACTTACCAGCCTTGAGTAGCTCTCGTTGACGGTTGATGTGACGGATACCTTCAATGACCGTAAAGTCAACCTCAGTGATCTCAATGGCTCTCTTGACTACAGCGACCATATCAGGGTTAACGCCTGACAGGTTCTGTAGACTGCGTGTACCTAGTTTGTAGGGCATTAGCTATTCCTTATTCTGGTTTAGTAGGCCACAGTGGGGCCGAAGGGTCTTCTGTATTCTGGGGTAAGTCACGAAGGGCTTGGCGGTAGGTAGCCCATGCAGCCTGATCCACTGGTGCATCTGGAACTTGTGTCCAGTCAGATGACTTTAACATTAGGTTCCTAGTTGACCTTAATTCGTTCATTAGACTTTCATTATATTCAACAAGTGCATCACCACTAACAGGGCAAACAGTTCCATCAATCAGCATTGTGTCTCGACCATGCTCACCGCTTACGACTCGCTGATTAAGCTCTAATGTTGGAACATCTCCTGTGCAGTCTACATCTGCAAGCCAATGACCGTTTGATTTGTATAATGTGTATCTCATATTAAGCCTTAAACGTCAGGAGTGAAACTGCGACCCTGTAATACATATTGCCGCTAGGGCTTCCACTTAATGTAAATCCTAGTGATCCGCTTGTTGAGGTGGCTGTAGCCGAGACCGCGTGAGTGTGCGGTGTGATGGGACTAGAATTATTTGAGACGAACCCCCCAGTTGATTGCGTGTGAGCTAATGTTACGTTTGTTCCCACTGGAACTATGCCAACTACAGGGCTTTCTTTACTCATCCCAAATCTACCAGTAAGAACTGCTATCATGCTTGATCCAGTAGTTACTCCGCTAAAGGACACAGTAACATTAACCGTCCCAGAGGTGTTGAAGAAACTATCTACAGTGGTAGCTCCAGCCACACCAATCCCCGGCAATCTAGCTACATCCAATGTACCAGCGGTGATCTTATCGGCAGCTATGTTGCTGATTTTAGCGTTAGTTATGATAGCGTCATTGATCTGCGCAGAGTTCGTAATGATACCGGATGCAGCAATCAGTCCACCCGTTATAGTGTTTGCACTGATCTTGTCACCAGTGATTACACCACCTTGGATTGCCGCACCATAAATACTGTTAGCAGCAATAGCATTGGCCCCAACAGCATTTGCACTAATCTTGCCAGCAATAATGGCGTCATCGGCTATCTGTGCCGTGTCAATAACACCATTGGGTATTTGAGACTGAGCAATGCTTCCCTGCAAGTCGCCAAAGCTCTCAGCGCCACCGACAACTTGCTCCCAAGCAGAACCTGTCCACTGATACAACTTCCCATCAGTACGGTTGAACACCTTCTGACCTTCAAAGCTGCCAGATGCGGGGAGCGATGTAACGTCCTCAATGGCATAAAGCCCCTGCTCAGTGAATAAGCTGTAGACACCATTTTCAAAGTCAGGGTCGTCAAGCCAAGTTGTTGTGGCAGAAACACCTGACGTAAAGTCAGATTTGTTGTCACTGAAATCAACCGACTTTAAGAAGTAATACTTTGTCTGGTCGACATTCAGATTTGATCTTATGAACTCACTGCCGCCGGAGACGCCAACAAGAGAAGCACCTGAAGTTGTGTTTGTATCATTTTCCCAGACTTCTACATGCTTTAGGTCGGCATCAGATGGGTTAGTCCAGTTGATAGTAATATATCTGAAACCGCCTGTGGCACTTACTGAAGTTGGAACAGATGGGGCTACATCATCACCACCCCCGGTAAACTGAACAGAAGCCCACGGGCCTTGGTTCCCGCTTGTAGCTACGGCTCGTACGCGGAAGACGTATTCTATGTTGTCAATAAGGGGGCTAATTTCAACATTACTGCTATTTGATGTCGTAGAATTATAGACGCTATCAGACAAAATCTTCCACTCAATATCATAGTAATCAAGATAAGCGTTAGCTATGTCATCCCAATCAAGGATAGCTGAGTTAATAAACGTGCCATCCCCTTGGATACGACCACCAGCAGAAGCCGTAAGATTGTTAATAATTAAGCCCTCATTGGGCTGAGGAAGATTACTGTTGTTTCCAATGATGCTTTGTTCTTCAGCGTTCCAATCAAATGCAGCAGAGGAGGTCTCCCGAAGACCAAGGGTAACTCTAAGATCACCTGCGTCTTGGTCAGCCTTAAAGCCCCAGTTGACGACCTCAAACTCTTTCTCATCCCACCCGTAACGATCAAGTGTTAAGCTAACTGTGTCTCCAATCTGAAGGTCAAAAGCACTCATGCCAAACTCAGCACTAAAGGACATTTGCTCCCTAGCACGGAACAGAGTTTGTTTAGCAATACGCTGCGCTGTAGCTGAACCTGTGGTAAGCGGAAGGTCTAGCTGTAGTGGGTTGTCGTATTCATTATCTTCCGTGACAAATGTAGGAGAGGTAATAGCGGGGTAATCAAACTCCGTCCAATCTCCGCCACTATCAGTACCATCATCAACACCACCCCAGATAAATGTACCTTGGACAGAGTTAAAGTTATCCCGGCGAGAAGTCCTTGTGTTAAGGCTAATCTCACTCCGCAGGTCATCAAGGGTCAATGTCTTAACAGACGGACTGTAGACACCAGCCACTAGCTTAAACTGACCAGCACTATAATATAAGTTACCGACACAAGCTCCAACCATATCTTGCAAGTTGGTTCTTATGTTAGTACTCGTAGTTATGACGCCGTTAATCTCGAACTTATTGGATTCACCTGAACCTGAGCTTGTGTCACAGTCATTAGCAGCAGTGGAAAGATAGGTGTCATCAATGCTTGAGGCAAGGGTGTTTAACCCATACTCACTGACGAGGTAGTCACGGATACACAGAGCAGCATTAGCTGACCAACCCGTAGTAGATGTACGGGGGTCATAGACCTTCTTGCCTTTGACTACAGCAGAAAATGAGGGT